GCCACAACCCTGCTGCGCCCATCCTCGTAGCCTATGTCAACTTGACCGTCAAAGTAGCGCTGAGCCTTAATGCGCTCATCTGTGATTTCGCTCTCAACAAAGTCTACAGCCTGCGCCATAGCGTCTTGAACGATACCTTCAATCTCGCGTCTGTCTTTTGCTTGTGGCTGCATGTTACTGCTCCGATCCTGCTGATAGACCTATGGCCTTAGTGATGTCTTTTTGTAGCTTGTCGCGGAATTTAGGGCGCACACCTGAGATAATTGTGTCTTTGATCTGGTCAATCGCGTCTAACGTCTTTCTGTCGATCACGCCCTTTGCGGTCATGCCTGCCGCAGTTACACCAAGCATAGCTGGGTTTGCCGCCGCCGCGCCGACATTCAAAGCAGCCATAAGCCCATTTCCCGTGGGAGACAGCTTACTCATAAGGCGCAGCATATTGTCAGTCATGCTACCTCTAACAAAGCGCTCCATCATAGTGATTTCATCTTGGTCAAACTGAATTCTGTTTTTGGGGTTATTGAGTATGTTCTTAATCGCCTGCTTGTAGGTATTCACTACATTACCGCCTGATCCAGTAGATGCCACATTGCGCTTCGCCTTGTCCATCGCCTCATCAAACATTTTGATTTTGTAGTATTTTCTGCTTTCTGCATTTGCGTTCTTTAGCAGATCACCTGCGTCACCGCCTAAAACAGACGCAGCTTGAGTTGCTTTTGTGTCAAGTGTGTTCTTAACGTTGTCACGAATGAATGCAACCTGCGGCTTATACCCACTTTTGCGATAAACGTTATTTAGCTCTCTTACTAAGTTATTAAGCTGTGATGCGTTAAATGTGTCTCCAGTGTGCGCCGCGACCATCTTAATAGCCTCGTCAATATATTCAGCATCGCCCTTAGCTCCTGCGGAATAGCCCACAAACAGGTCTTTTCTATTTGCAGCAATCTCTAGCCCAAGGTTTTTGTTTACGTCATCCATATTAATCGCAAGTTTACCTGCAACCTGCTCAAATTCATCCCAAGCCTTGTTTTTAGATTGCTCAGCAGTCTCTAGCGCTGGTGATTTGAAGTTCTTTTGGCGCAGGGCTTCCGCAGTTTTGTTGTAGACCTTAAATCCACGGCTAACTGCCGCAGGGCCAGCAAACGCCCCAACAATGCGCGCATATGGCTCTGCCGCCGTTCCCTCTGTTAGCTGACCAGCAGTCTCGCTTGCGACACCACCTGCCACTGCTGCGCCCATTCCAGATTTAGTTAGACCTGCACGACCAATGTCTGCAGCAATATCCGCGCCTCGCGCTGCGCCTGCTGCGCGCAGGCCTTTAGAAACTGCGCCCGCAACTGGTGCAAAACCAACGCCACCGCCAACAAACTCGCCAACAGTGCCAGCAAACTGCCCGCCCAAGGTTTGCCCTCGCGCGGCAAGCTCAGGGCTTTGTATGCCAACTGCCTCTCCTATATCGCTTATGCCTTGATACGCGCCCTCTATCGCGCGACCCGTAGCTGTGTCTAGGATTGGGGTTCGTGTCTCAGCGCCAGTGGCAATCTCGCCCAAGCGAACTGCGCCGCGCCCAGCCATCTCTGGCAACTCAGCAGCAGCCTTGCCGCCACGGATTAGGCCGCGTGCGGCGCTGCCGATTACATCACCAATTCTTTCGCCAAAGGTGTCAACTTCACCTTCACCAACAATGTTCTCGTAAAGCATTTCGCCAAAGGTTCGATCAGCCTTTTCTGCCGATTTAGCCTCGTCGCGAACCCGAATTGCAGCCTGAACTAGCTGACGCGCAGCATCCTCATCACCCTGCGCGTCTGCGTTTCTAGCTGCATTCATGTACTGCTCATATGTAGCCATTATTAGCCCCCATACTTTTTCAGCAGGTCATCGTCAGTGCGAGGTTGCGTTTGCGCTGGTGCGGCCTGCGTCTGGCCCGACAGCATTGCAATGTCTGCCTCTGAGAAATAATCCATAGGACTTACGGGCTGACCTGTGCGCTTATTGACAAGTCCTTTTTGCTGGTCTGCCAAAGCGGCATTGTAGATTTCACGCATAGACTTGCGATACTGAGCCTCTAGTCGCTCCAAGTTAGCAACAACTTGCTCGTTGCTTTGCGAGTTATCTAAATTTCCAAGGGTTGACTGCAACGCTTCAAGCTCCTGTACCGCAACTTGACCAAGCGCACCGCCTGTCGGGCTTTCCTCGCGCATTCTCTGCAGCCTATCAAAGCCAATGTTTGCTTTGATTGTTGTAGTCAGTGAGGCCAAATCTTTTGCGGCGGTGCCGCCAATATTCCTTAACACACCACCAACAAATCCAGTAGACAGAACTGGGTTTTCTTTAGCAATATCAATGGCTTTTCCTATATCCTCAAGCACCACCATGCCAGACGCACTTTGTGCTGAGCGCTGCGCCTCTGCTGCCTGTTGGATTTTCTCAGCTTCTTTATCAGCCGCGCTGCCAGTAATAGGGATAAGCCTGTAATTTACGATTGCTCCAGTTTCATCCTTATCAAATTGGTAGCGCATGCCTTTTTCAGGCTTTGGTAGGCTTGCTAATAATGCGGTTTCTTGGCTGTATATGTCACCGCCGCTTAGGATATATCTTTGGAACTCTGGCGTACCCTGTTTTAGCCCTGCGGCAAAAGCTTGCCTGATTAGAGCCGTGTCTTTGGTGCCTGTCTGACTGTCCTTCAGGTAGTTAGCAACAGCAGCCCCACCTTTGAGCGTGCCAGTTGCGACCGCATCGTGATAGGCGCGCGCCAAACTATCACCAGCATCTGCTCTAGTTTTTAGATACTCCAATGTTTTATTGGTGGATTTTAGCTCTTTAGCCTCAACCCTACGCTCTTTCATCCGCGCCTGCGTAGCCTCTATCAACGGGTCCATACGCGCATCGCCAGTACCAGCCAAGATTGCCATTTTCAGCTTATCGCGGAAGTCATCGCTCATTCCCAGAGCGCCACCTATGCCCTGCCCACCAAGCAGGCCACCTAGCAAACCTTGAGGTTTTTGTGTTTGTTCACCGTTCATCTTTGCGGCTCCTGTTCTGAAATCGCCAGCTTTGCCAAAAATATGCGCACCAATCTTGGTCCAATCCCCGCCAGCTTTCTCCTTACCCCAAGCAGGGTTTGAGATTGACGGATTGTAATAGTGTGTAGCGCCGCCAGTTAAATCTGGGGCATTCCCAGAGAGTATTGCGTCTGCGGCAGCGTAAGCATCTTCGCTTGGTTTGAGCGCAGCCATGTCCTGACCCTGTTCACCGCCGACCGCACCAGTTACCTTGTTCCAAGCAGAAAACTGGGCAGGAGCAAGAATAACGTCACTCAGGCTTCCACCCTGTGCCATACGGTTCCTTATGACAGAGCCAACAGCAAGCATGCCGCCAATCCCTTGATTGCCAGCTTCCGCTTGCAGCGTCTTTGCTAATAATTCTCTGTCATTTAGTGCCATATTAGAGGAACGCATAAAGTAAGGTTGCAGGGTTAAACGGTGTGCTTTTGGTTGTTGTTTGTGGCGCAGGAATACCACCCAAAATCTGACTTAGCGCACCAAGTCCAGCCAGTGGCGCACCAGTTTGCCCCATGTATTGCTGCTTAGCTAAATCAAGCAACTGCTGCTGCATTCTGCGTTGGAACTGAGCTTGCTCACCAACTGCAGCTTGCGTTGCTTGGCCCATGCCAAATGCCTGACCGCCAAGCCCAGCTAGACCGCCAGCCGCTGCTTGCTGCACGCCCGCACCTGCCAATGCCGCTTGCTGATTTGCCAGCGATGTTTGTTGCTGCAAATTAGCCTGCTGAAGCGCGCGCTGCTGCTCTTGACCAATGTCATACTGAGCGGCTTGCTGAGCTTGTTGAAATGCTTGTTGACGCTGACGTGCTGCAAAGTCACCCGCCATACGTCCGTATTCTCCAGCCGCTACACCTTCTGCTACGCCTTGGCGCGACCCGCCAAACGCACGCGCTGCAGTGGCTTGAGCGCCAAGCTGGTTCATAGCTTGCTCACGTTGGCGCGCAATATCTGCCTCGCCACGCTCAATAACGTTTTGAGTGTAGGGCGACATGTACTGTTGCATATTTGCCGTAGCTAATGACCCAACTGGGCCAATCTGAGCGGCTTGCGCCGTTGGAGCTTGGAAGTTTGCAAGGCCGCCGTAAGTCTGACCTGCCTGCTGCATGGCCTGAGATGCACCTTGAAACGCATTCTCTACTGGTTGATTACCTGATGCACCCATTAGATTACTCCTAAAGCGTCTAAGACTTTGTTTTTTGCTTCGCGCATCCCGCCGAACAAACCGCCTGTGCTTTGCCCGCGCAGAACTGGGCGAGGGCTACTATCGCGAGGCCCAAGACCCGTACTTGGCGCAGCATATGGACCTGTCTTTGGGCGTGTCTCTGGGAAAATAGAGTAGTGACGCTCTAGCGCCTCTGCAGTGCTGCCGCCGTCATTGCCGCTACCTGAAACTGGAGAAACCCCAAGTGGGCCAGTTGCCACATCTGGCACAACTGGTGGCGCAATCTCTGCGCCTGTGATCGGATCAAAACGGCCAAGGCCAGCTAGGTATGCATACTGATCTGGACGTTGTTCCTGTAGTCTCTGCAAGGCAGACATGTAAGCAGGGTAAGAGCTGTAACCAGAAACACCGCCTGCAGACGTAACCGCTGCATCACCCATCGTAAGCGGGGCTGGACCCTCTAAGCCAAATGCGGAAGCCATCGCGCCCACGTTGCGATTTAGCGCACGCTCTGTTTCGCTAATCTCAGCAATCTCTGGCCCCATATAAGGCACATAGCCCAAATCTTGGATTTGTTGGGCGCGCTCTAACGCTTTCTTTCCAGCTTCCTCAATGTAGGCTGGGATTTTGGTTTCTTGAGTGCTTCTGCTACCCATATTAAAACTCCAAGTGCATTGTTATGGAGTGAGGCTTCCAGCCCAGTTTCTCCAAAGGTTTCTGCCATCCAAAACGACCGTCAAATGAAGCAAATGAACAGCCTTGCAATTTTGCCCATTCTTTCACATTTTCAGTCATTTGTAAAATTTCATCCAATTCACCACCTGCAAGAAACACATGCAAGGCTTTTGTGTTAGGATATACCACGATTTCTGTAATTATGCACCCACGCTCTGCAGGCCATAACTGCATCTTGCCAGAGCGTATGCCTTCGCATACTTCATCCCACGTATTGTGACCGCCAGAGCGCTCTAAAGCAGCCTCTATCCAAGGCTTGCATTTAAACAATACATCTATGGGCGTGTGTACATTCATCCATGCAACCTCGTAATTGCAATCGTTGACGCAGGCGCAGCAGGCGCAAATGCAGTTGCAACCGTGGCGTCTAAAAACCCGCTTGTGCTATCTACTGCCCACATAGCCTCTAAGTAATCTCCAGCACTTACATCAAAGATCGCAGAGCGTGACACAACCAGCACGGCGTTGTTTTGGTGCAGCGCGTTTTTCATCGTTGATCCTGTAACGTCAGTGCCGTTGATACGAGGCCAAAACCAGAAGTTCGCTGTGCTGCCAGATGTTGATGCAATTTGCGCAGAAAAGCTAATCATGTATTGACCAGCTTCCTCAAAAACAAGGCGACTTGCAGGCGTTCCGTTTGTTACACCTTCAGCAATGCTAGAAGTGTACGTTAAAGCGTACGCTGTGTTTGTGGATGCCGCTGTCTGGTCTGTTGTGACTGCGCCAGCGTATTGACCATCCTCTAAGACGATCTGCACAAACGCGCCATTCTTTGACACAACGGGATAACCGTTTTCGTCATCCCACAAGATAACACCGTTTTCCGATGGATTGTCGTCTGCTGTCTTAAAGTACAAGCGCGGAAGCTGCCTGCGCAGATATGCAGTTAGGTTATTGCCCCAAGCCTTTACGTTGTCGCCAATCGGTGGGAGTACGGGTGCCGCCATTACCTACGCCCACCCGCTTTTGCGTCTACCCGCATTGTTCCAACACGCCACGCTGCGTAAGGTGCATCGCCCTCTACGCGCATTCTAATCTGGCGACCTGAAAAGCGCACGGCAGTCGGGCTAGACGGTGTATATGGCCCATGCGTGTACTCTGTGTCGTTGGGGTAGAAACGTGACTTGAATGTAACGTCTACATCGCCCTGCGTCTTTTCGTCAGGGATCAAATCTGTGACCTGCATGATGTTGTCGCCGTTGCCAATACTGATCGGGCCGCTTTCTGCGAATACAGATTGTTCTGTGCCGCTGACTGCGTAGGAAAGCCCAACTTCATGGTCATACATTGCGCCGTTTGCATCCATGAGCATTGGATACTCGAACACGCCGCGTGACGCGCCAGTGGTGCGGGATAGGTTGCCGATGAGCCAGTGGTTTTCTTTGTAATCAAATGCCACATAGCGGTCTATTTCAGTGCTATCCGCTGAACAATAGAACCACCAGATTTCGCCAAACTGACCGTTGGTAAACGCCCAAGTCTTACTTTTCTGTGAGGTGTTGATGTCGTTGAAAACATAATCGTGGACATCACACGGTATCTCAGAAACCAAGTTACCATCAAAACGGTAGAACCCGCCGTTGCCCATCCAGAATACGCCCATGTCAACGTCTGCCGCTGCCTTGCGTGAAATGATGCCGCAAGATGTGCCGACACGCTCAAAGCCATACACATAGGGTGGGCCAATGTATCGTGCTGTATGCGCGTCAATGTCTGTGATAATTAGCGTCTGACCGCGTGTCCGAATAGCCGTTTCAATCTGGCCTGACGTTTGCAATTCAATGTCGCCAGCTTCGTTTGTCGCGGCAGGTGTCCATGTCGTGTTGTCCTCGCGGTCACACCACTGAACCTTGCGTGGGTTTGCGCCTGCACCCAGTGCAAATATAAAGCGTTCTTCTGTGACGATTATACCGCTGTTGTTTATAGGAGCGTTTGCAATCACCGCTGCATCTGATGATGTGCCAAGCTGCCACTCAAGAATGCGTCCGTCTGCCGTAGAACACGCGACAAGGTATTCGCCCCAGTTATCCAGCGACCATGTGGTTGCAGCAACTAGGTTGCCTGTGTCAGGACGCGGTGTGCCGTATGTGCCTGCGCCGTAGAAACCATAACCGTAACCGATGTTGACCGCAGCATCCTCTGATCCCGCTGTTAGGTCAGTCGGCGCAATGTCATATGCAGTGCCGCCAGAGACAACTGCGAATAGCTCGTTATACGATCCCGCCGCAACATAGCGTGTGCCGTTGTTGCTTTCCCAAGTATGCATTCCACGCG